CATGAGAGCCATGAAAAGTTCTTATAGATTTCCATATTTGACCTTTTTTAATTACTTGTTTTTTTATCATTTTCCACCTAAACGATATTCAGCAAATGTCTTTTTTGTTTCTGGATCAGTTTTGTAAACTGTTTCTATATGATAACCTCTTTGTCTTAATTCATTAATTCTTGCTGATAATCTAAAACAACCATACTTCATTAAAGCATCTAATGGTGTTAATGGTGATTTTTCTAAGTGTCGTAGTATTATTTTATTTTGTGTCATGATCTAACTCCTGTTTATACTCATTATATATTTCTAGTGCGTAATGTATAGGGTCTATGTTCATCTGTTCCCAAAACTTTCTTTCGCCAAATTTAAAAGTTAGTTCTTGGTGATGTGTATAACAGATCGGTATTCCTGTACTATCGTCTCTAATCATTGCACCAATTCTATGGATTCCTTGTAAGTGGTGGAATTGAATTTGATGATAGTTAAGATTTCCCTCTAAATTACAAACGTAGCAGGGGAGTGATGAACACACCCACTGCATATATTTTTTATCTTTAATTATTTTTCTATTCTTAGAACTCAATGGGATCGTTAGGTAAATCTTTTTTATCTACCTCTTGCTCCTTAATAGAATCAGTGACATCTTTTAAATGTGCATAGACATCTTTATTTTCTATTGCCCATTCATTAACTTTGACTGATACTCTAAGATATTGCGTACCTGTTTTTTCACTTGTATTTTTGAATAGTGAAATTTCATAAGGTACTCCTGCCTTTAAAACAAAATCCTCTTCAGGAACAAATTCATTGTTTCTATAAGGTGGAGCGTTTTCGTATTCGCTTTCATTTTTAAAAATATTAAATGCGACTTTTTCCATTAGATAATATCCTCACTTTCTTTTTTACCTAATTGTTTGTTATGAATGACAGGGGGATTTGAAAATTCAGAGTCTTCATCTTCGCCAACCTCCATCATAAATAATTTCATCAATAAATATTTGTATGCGTAGGTCGTAGCTTTACCACAACCTTTATCGGATTGATCTATACCATATCCAATATAATCGCCTACATGAATTGATTGACTTGTTTCAGTATCAATAATATCTGCCCATAATTTAATGATGGTTAAATTACCCTCTTTTGAATGTTCAGATATATGCGGAATTACTAAAATCTTTTGATCTAGTAATTCTTTTTTGATTACCTCATGTACTGCATTCCAAGATGTAATTTTATATGGAACACCTTTTGTCTTTTCTTGTTTAATTGAAGCAACTTTATGAGTGATTAAAAAGAGTTTTTTGTAAAGCATATTTTCACGATTCTCTTTTAATTTTTCTTTTGTGTATTCTAATTCGGACATATTTACCTCCTGTCTATTTTAGAACTGAATGACCTCTTTGTTGAAGACATTCTTGGACCATAGCTTTATAGGAATATTCCGCCTTATCTGGCAACCATAATAACTGTGGTCGTAGATACCAATTATAACCTATTTTTGTAAATTCTATAATAGAATTGGTATTTTCTTTTGCGATAGATTTACAAGTTTGTAAATCATCATTATATCTATAAGCCACTTCCGTGCCTTTATTACCTCTATGATCTACCACAGGTTTGTATGCGCATGATGTAATCATTAATGTAATTACTAATAACCTTAGCATCGACTTCCTCCTGTTGAAATTTACATAAAGGATATTCTTTATACCCATGTTTCATATATAGGTTTGCAACAATATGAATAAAAGGTTTTAACTCTTTAGGCATAAATATACTCCCTAAATTTATCTTCGTTGAAATGTTCGTTTGTATCTTTCAATCTTACAATGATTGTATTTATAACTGCACTTTTGAAGTTAGGAATATTTTCCTCATTCATAGCTTCAATCTCTTTAATGATTAAAGCTAGATATTCAAAATGTCTTTTTTCAAATTTTGGTGTTTTAGACATTATTACCTGCCATTTCTTTATATAGGTTATCTATCCATTCGTTGGCATGCCAAATAGCATCGCTAGAATTATCTACATCATTGACTGAAAAAACATCTACTTCCGTATCAGTATTATCAAAGACATTAAATGTGGCTGATCCATTCCAAAAGACTTTGAAATCATCATTTGCAAAAACGCAAACATCACCTGCTTGTAAGTTAATCATTACTTGCCCTCCTGTATAAGCATTGTGTAATCATCTTGGGTTATTATTTTTTGTAATATCCCTTTTAGATAATATGCATGGTATATTACCTCTTTGTTATTCTCTATCTTTGTAAAATGTTTTACTTTGTCAAACATAGGTAAGATAGAAAAACTTTTTCCATTAACCAAAATAGCACCATGACCTTCACAGTCATGGCACTCTTCGTATGGTTTTTCAAAAGCATCATAAATATGGTTGATGCCTGATCCGTCACAAGTTTTACAATTAATAAATTCTTTCATTATTGTACCTCTTCAATAATTCTTAAATGTCTTGTTTGTGGTAAAAATTCATTGAAATTATAAAATTCATAACCTTCACCAACCAATCTTTCTTTGATGTGATATTGATCAGCGATTTTTTTGAAAAATGTAATCTGTGATTTTGTGCCTTCTAAAATTCTCACAGTCACAAGTTCACACCAAGATGCTTTTTTATATTCAATCTTAGCTTTAATATTATTTTTTTTTGCTAGTGTTCTTAGGTTAGATGCAACCTGTTTTGTTTCTGTCATTTGAACCTCCTGTATGTTCATCATGTATTAAAAACTAATTTGTTGTACGGACTTGTCAATCTTTTGTTAACAAAATCTTAACCTTTTTTAATCTGTTATTTTTCTTTATTTTCAATGGTTTTTCATGTAGTTTTATTTTAAATATAATTTCTAACATTATATTCCTCCTGTTTGGGGTGGGTTTGATCGACCTGCCCCTTTTTTTTTTGTTTATTTTTACTTGTTTTTGGTTAGTAATATTTAAAACAACAGGAGTTATCAAATGTCAAAAATGCCAAAAATGAATCTTTGGATTGATGCTTTCAATTCAGATACAAGTTTTTTAACTGATGAAGAACTTGGAATTTATTTTAGATTAATATTTTTTGCTTGGGGCAGAGAAGGTTATTTGCCTAAAGATTTAGAATTTATTGTTAATTTAACACGCAATAAAAATTCTAATGCAATAAATAAAATTATAAAACTTTATTGGATTGAAGATGATAAAGGTTATTACCAAAAAAGACTCAAAGAAGAATATGAAAGAGCAGTTCAGATGACTGAAAATGCTAAGAAATCTGCACAATCAAGGTGGGGTGTTGTAAAAGAGTCAGATAGTCCACCAAATGTGTTGAAATTGGAACACCCTAATGCGACTGCAATGCGATCGCATAGCGAACGCAATGCTTCTATATCTAAGTCTATATCTATATCTAAATATAATATTAATAATCACTTTGATATTTTTTGGGAAAAGATTTGTTATAAGGTCAATAAAGGTCAAGCAAGAAGAAATTATAGTAAATTACACAAAGATTGGCTTGAAGAACCAGAAATGTTAGCAAAAAAATATAATCAATATTATGATTTATTAAAAGATAAACAATATGCACAACACCCAAGTACTTGGTTGAACGCAGAGGGTTTTTTAAATGAGGGGATAACCATTGATGAAAAATCAGATGAAGAAATGCAAGATTGGAAGTTTAAAGGTGATGTAGAAATGAGAAAAAAAGGCATTAAACCTTTATCTTGGTCAGTAGGTTATATTAGAGAACTTGACGAAGCTATTGCTAAGGGCGATTCATAAAATGAATTTTAGCCCATTGACGATCTTGTGGTTTAAATTCCACTTCTACAAATTGGTCAATGCCTTTAGGAGCATTATTAAACTTGAATAAGTCAAGGAAAAAATTAATAGATTTTTGAGTAATACCATAAACATTCATTCTTGCAATCTAACGATTAAAATTTATTTTAAAATTATCAAAATGAGAAATCAGTTATGTCACAACCACAAAGCTATATCATAGTAGATAACGAAGATGGTACTTATACTGCTTATGTTAATTTTGGAAGTTGGGCATCTAAAGAGGAGGCAGAGCGTAATTTAGATTTAGCAATGCAGATGTTAGGTTTGCATGTAAATAAATTACCTACATTACACTAATGGATATAATAGAATTAAAACTATCAGAAATAAAACCTTACGATAAAAACCCTAGACAAAAAAGAGATATAGAAAAAGTTGCCCAATCTATTAAAGAATTTGGTTGGCAACAACCCATCGTAGTTGATAAAGCAAATATTATTATTGTTGGTCATTCAAGATACGAGGCCGCCAAATTACTAGAACATGAAAAAGTTCCTGTTGTAATTGCAGATATATCACCACAAAAAGCTAAAGCATATCGTATTGCCGATAATAAAACTAATCAATATTCTGATTGGGATTTTACAAAACTACATCAAGAACTAGGTGAATTATTAAATGATAATTACGATTTAAGTCATTTAGGTTTTGAAGAAGCTGAACTTGAAAGCATTATTACATTTGATCGTGGTGATGGTGATTGGCTAGATACTAAAAAAGAATGGGAAGGTATGCCAAGTTTTGAACATGATGACTTAGCACCTTATATGGCAATCAAAGTTAATTTTGTGAACAAAGAAGCAGTAGAAACATTTTTTAAATTAATTAAACAAGATTACACAGAAAAAACTAAATATATCTGGTTTCCTCGTATTGATAAAAATGTCCTTAAAGACAAAGGATATGTCACAGAATAAACCACAATTTCCGCTTTATATACCTACCAAAGGTAGATCAGATAGTCGTCTAACTGTAAAAGCTCTGGAACAAATGCAAGTTCCATATCGTGTTGTTGTTGAAGATCAAGAATATACTGATTATGCAAAAGTCATTGATAAGAAAAATATTTTAGTCTTAGATAAAGAATACCAAAAAAATTATGATACATGCGATGATCTAGGATTAAGTAAATCAGTCGGACCAGGTGCTGCTAGAAATTTTATATGGGATCATTCTATATCTGAAGGTCATAAATGGCATTGGGTTATGGACGATAATATTAAATGCTTTCGTAGGTGGCATAAAAATAAACGTATCAAGATTTACGATGGTGTTATGTGGCGTATCATGGAAGATTTCTGTTTACGCTATAAGAATGTTGCTATGGCAGGACCTAATTATACTTTTTTTGTGATTGATAAATGGGGTGATAGATATGGACCATTTACAGTCAATACTAGAATTTATAGTTGTAATTTAATTAGAAATGATGTGCCTTTTCGTTGGCGTGGAAGATATAACGAAGATACAGACTTATCTTTACAGATGTTAAAAGCAGGTTGGTGTACTATTCAATTCAATATTTTCTTACAAGAAAAAGCTAGAACACAAACAATTAAAGGTGGGAATACAGAAGAATTTTATGCAAAAGAGGGAACGATTCCCAAATCTCAAATGCAACAAAAACTGCACCCAGATGTTTCACGTGTCACATGGCGATATGGTCGTTGGCATCATTATGTTAATTACAATAAGTTCAAAAAAGAAAATCATTTAATCCTTCGTGATGATATAGAAATTCCTAAAGGTACGAATGATTACGGATTGACCTTAAAAACATTTGACAATTAAATCTAATTCCCACATAAATTATTAAAACCCACACTCTGGGTATAAGAGGTGAAAAATATGGAAGAAAAAAAAAAGGTTGGAAGACCTAAGATAGAAATAAACGAAGATCAGTTGGAAAAATTATCATCAATTTTATGCACTATGGAAGAAATGGCATCATTTTTTGGGTGTTCAGTAGATACACTAGAACGTAATTTTGCGGATACTATAAAAAAGGGAAAAGATAAGGGCAGAATGTCATTACGAAGACTACAATTTGAAAAAGCACAATCTGGTAATACAACTATGCTTATATGGTTAGGTAAACAGTTGTTAGGTCAAAAAGATAAAATAGAAACATCAGAAAATAACGATCCACTCCCATGGTCTTATGATTAATGGCTAAAGAATTTAAGACTATTCCATTAACATTAAAAGAAGCTAACGAATTTGTTGATTTACACCATAGACATAACAAAAGATGTCAAGGTCATAAATTTTCAATTGGTTGTATTAAAGATGATGAATTAATAGGTGTTATGATTGCAGGAAGACCTCTTGCAAGAAAATTAGACGATAAATTAACTTTAGAAGTATTAAGATTATGTATTAAATCACCTGCACCAAAAAACGCCTGTAGTTTTTTATATAATAAATGTTGGAATATATGGCTACAAATGGGTGGTAAAAAAGTAATAACTTATACTTTAACATCTGAAAGTGGTAGTAGTCTTAAAGGGGCAGGTTGGAAAGTTGAAAATATCACAAAACCATTAAGTAAAAATGCAAAAGGTTGGGAAACAAGAGATAATAGAAAGAAACAAGATATATATTACAAAGAAAAATTTAGGTGGGGAAAGTGCCTCTAACCAAACCTCAACAAACAGTTATTGGAAGTCAAGCTAGGTTTAGAGTCTTAATCAGTGGACGTAGATTTGGTAAAACATTTTTAGCCATTAACGAATTAGCAAGATTTGCACGTTATCCCAAAAAGAAAGTTTGGTATGTCGCTCCTTCTTATCGTATGGCTAAGAATATTGTATGGAATGATTTAATTGATAGGTTATATAAACATAAATGGGTGGATAAGGTTAATCACGCTGATTTAACTGTTCATTTAAAAAATAGTTCTACGATTAGCTTACGAGGTGCCGATAACGAACAATCTTTACGAGGGGTAGGTTTAGATTTTTTAGTATTAGATGAATTTGCAGACATTAAAGATACAGCTTGGACGGAAGTTTTACGACCTACTCTTTCAGATAGAGGTGGGCATTGCCTCTTTACAGGAACTCCCAGAGGTTATGGAAATTGGAGTTATAATCTTTTTTTAAGGGCTGAAACAGATAAAGAATGGAATAGTTTTAAATACACTACCTTAGAGGGTGGGCAAGTATCTGCTAATGAAATTGAACAAGCTAGATACGATTTAGACGAAAGAACATTTCAACAAGAATACGAAGCATCTTTTGTTAATTATGCAGGTGCCATCTATTATAATTTTGACAGAACAAAGAATATTATTGAAGAATATCAACCTCAATCAAGAACTATTCATATTGGCATGGATTTCAATATAGATCCCATGGTATGTGTCGTATCTGAAATTATTAATGATGTTGTTTATATTTATGATGAGATACAAATATATTCTAGTAATACACAAGAAATGACAGAAGAAATAATAAGCAGATATCAGGGCTATCAAATAACTGTCTATCCAGATCCTGCATCAAGGCAAAGAAAGACGTCTGCAGGTGGCGTGACTGATTTAGCTATTTTAAAGAACGCAGGTTTTAATTTAAAAGTTAGAAATAATCACCCTTTAATACGAGATAGAATTAATTCTGTTAATGCAAAATTGAAAAACGCTAAAGGCAAAAATAGTTTATATATTGCTTCAAAGTGTAAAAATGTTATAAAAAGTTTGGAAAGGCAAATTTATAAAGATGGTACAACAATCCCAGACAAGGATAGTGGATACGACCACTTTAATGATGCTTTAGGATATATGATAGAATATTTATACCCATTACGCAGAGAATTTAAACCTAATAAACCACAGAGGTGGTCATAATGGCTAATTATACAAGAGAATTTTTAACAACAAAACATAAGCATTACCAAGAAAAAATAAGTGATTGGGCTTTCCACTATCGTTCTTATACAGGTGGGCAAGATTATCAAAATGGATTTTTATTAAATCGTTATGTATTAGAAACAGATGAAGAATATATGAAAAGAGCAGAGAATACTGCTATCGATAATCATTGTAAAAACGTAGTACAAATCTATTCATCTTTTCTTTTCCGAGTACCACCTACTAGAAACTATGGATCATTAGATGGTGATCCTGCGGTTAGAAGTTTTACCAAAGATGCAGATCTTGATGGTAGGTCTTTCAATAATGTTGTTAAAGAAATGCAAATCAACGCATCTATGTATGGAACTTGTTGGGCAATCATAGACAAGCCCAGAATTATAACCAAAACTAGAGCAGAAGAACTACAACAAGATATTCGACCATACATCAGCTTATACACTCCAGAAAATGTTATAAATTGGAATTATGAAAGATTAGCTAATGGAAGATTTTATTTAACATCATTAACTCTTGTCGAAGAAGCAACTGAAGATTATGCAACTATTAAAGTTTGGTCATTAGAAGATATAAGCACATTTGTTGTTGAAGATTTTAACAAACCTTATGCAGAAGGTAAGGTAAAGTTAATTGATGAGATTCCCAATGTATTAGGTGAGATTCCTGCGGTAGTTTTATATAATCAAAAATCACAACGTAGAAGTATTGGTATATCTGATCTTAATGATGTAGCAGAATTACAGAAATCTATTTACAACGATTACTCTGAGATAGAGCAATTAATTAGATTGTCTAATCACCCTAGTCTAGTAAAGACACCTAATGTAGAAGCAAGTGCAGGTGCAGGTTCTATAATTGAAATGCCAGAAGATTTAGATGCAAGTTTAAAACCTTATATTATTCAACCTAGTTCACAATCATTAGATGCAATTATGAATACGATACAAATGAAAATAGATGCTATTAATCGTATTACCCACATGGGAGCAGTAAGAAATACAAAATCTCAAATATCAAGTGGAGTTGCATTACGAACTGAATTTGAATTATTAAACGCAAGATTGGCAGAAAAAGCAGATTACCTACAAAACACAGAAGAACAGATCTGGTCATTATTTGCTAAATGGCAAAATAAAGTATTTGATGGTGAGATTATTTATCCAGAAACATTTGATATCAGAGATTATTCTAGCGATCTTGAATATTTACAAAAAGCAAAAGCTAGTGGTGTTAAATCAAATACATTCCTTAAAGAAATTGATAAACAAATTGCAAGAGCAGTTGTTGATGATGATGAACAAATTAA